GCGTGTCTGTTTTCTTTTTATTATTATTATCATTACAGCCTACAAAACTGATGACGATTAAAATGATTAGTAGTTTTTTCATATATTAATTTATTACTGTTGCCCTTCTTCCCAATGCTCTTAATTCTAAAGCCACCCCCATCCAATTACTTGATGATGCTGTTACTGTTGGAGTGTTATCATTGATCCCTATAGAGTGCATTGAATACATACCTCCTAAAACACCTCCGAATGTGCAACCGTTATCCTCTGTTTCCGTCCAGCTACTTTCCGGAGTACCTCCAAACGGATTTGCGTTGTTATGAAAAAATGATAATACAGCACTTCTGTTATTAAGCAAACCGCCCATTGTTATTACCGGATTTGCAGATGACCCGGAATCCTTCACAGCCTGAAGTATTGCGTCTGCACCATTATTTGTATTTGGAACACCTTCAACCAAATAAAAATCAAACCACACGCCTCTTGCGTTTCCGACTGTTAATGTCATTGTCACGGTTTCTGTAGCTACTGAAGTAGTTCTCCAAACAGACAATCTTCTTGTGTTACCCGTTCCTGTTTGTTGCTGAGACACTACATTCCATGTATTTGAACCGCCTGTAATAGTTCCGTAACTACTACAGCTATCAACCATTGCAACACATATATAAACCTTATTGGCTGTAAAGGCCGTAGATACAAGATTTATATTAGCTATATTAAGACAAGATAATGCGTTTGCATCTGCAACAAGTTTACTGATTGTTATTTGCCCATAACTAAAAACCGGAAACAATAAGAAGATTAGTTTTTTCATTAGTCCTCTGTATAATTTATGGTTACTTCAATTTGTGTTATCGTTCCGCTTGCTGCCGAACTCGTTAATCTTATCCAACTTCCTGCGGGGATAGTAGCATCATTAAAACCTGAGTTTATTGTTTGCCCTGTAGTTGTGTTTGTTATCGCTGTACCGCTTGAAAAAACATTTGTTAAGGATGTAATGTTTGTACCAAAGGCGATGTTTATTGTTACCGAAGGCGAAGAGCCAATTACTACAGCGTTAATACTTGAAACTGTTATATCAACTTGTGTTTGCCAAAGTCCGAAGTTTTCTGAAGATGTAGGTGCTTCTAATGTTACGCCTTTTGATTTTACCCGCCCTCCGTAGTTTGGGACATTGAATATTCCAGTAGTATTGCTATATGTCGCAACCCCGCTTGTTCCTGTTGTAGTCAATGCAACTGCCACTCTTGAAAAGTCTTGAAGCACTCTTGGTCTTACCCATGTAAGTTTACCGAATGTCGGAGAGCCTACAAGTGTGTCAAATGTCAAAAATCCGAGCCCATCTGTTACTCTTATAATGTTTTTAAAATAAACACTATCCCAAAACGTGTTCTTCTGCATGAAATTATTCTCCGTTTGAGAAAAACACTTTGCAGAAATAAACATCAATAGTATTAGTATAATCTTTTTCATATAATATTTTAATAAAATGTTGCCATCCCCATACTCCATAATGCTAAATTGTAATCGCCGCCGCTTGCTGTACCCTGATAAAAAACTAACCACGGTTCAATGACATTAAAAACTACGATACAAGAAACCTGTGTGCTGTCCCATCCTGAAGCACTCTTTTCAAAAAATGGGTTTATACTTGACTTTGTATAAGTACCGAGCGGAGTACTGCTATGAGCTAAAGAACCCGAGAAAACAATATTAGGAGTACCGCCGTTGTTTTTTGCAGACCCGTAGTTTAAAATATAATCACTTCCTACTTTTAAAAACTGTACTCCTTCCATGTACTTATCATCATAAGCACCGCTTGAGCCTAACGATAAAAAGTCACCGTGTTTAGTCCAAGTTGCTCCCTCATCTACTGAACTTGCAATTCTTACTCCCGGTAAAACCGCCCCTGCCGTTCTGTATGTATAAGCGCAGTACCAAGTTGCACCGTCTCTTAATATTCCGCTATTGCCTAAAAAGGTTTCGTCATCTGTTGGGCCTATTAATGTCCCTTCATAAGTAAAAGTGTAACCATCATCTGAATAATATTTTCCAAGCGATGATGAACCAAGCCCGATTGCATAAGTACAGCAAGCCAATTCAAATCTATTTTCATCAGGATTCCACCAAGCATCATCCACTCCAACAATAGTCCCTACCGAAAAATCTGATGGTTCAAAAAGTGGATTACCCGCATATTCAACCCATGTGTAAGGATTGGCTTTTGATGCGTCAGCCCTTCCTATTGAATAATAAGACGGCCCAATTAAAACACTACCACCGCCATAAAACATTATTAAACTATCTGGATCGTTTGGGTTCTCAATAACAAAAGGGAAATGCACTTGCCTTGCTTTCCAATCTGAAGTCAAATCATAAGTAATAATGGGATTTTTATCAAGCCTTCTGTAATTCACCTTCGCTGCCATTGCTTCAAACTCTGAATAGTTTGTAGGAGGTATTTTAGGATTTGCTACACCAAGAATACCTTGTGTGCAACCAACTACACTAAATAAAATAAATAATATAAAGCAACTTGATCTCATAGGGATTCAGTTTTAATATATGCAACCTCGCAAGTGGTAATAGTATAGAAGAGCAATCCTTGTTTTGTGCCTGTAAGAGATCCGCTTACTGAACTTGTTGTGCCAATAGAAACTCCATTTCTGTAAACGGTTAAATTAGATCCGCTAAGTCTCACCGCCACCGAATCTCCGTTTGAAGTAGTTCCGCTTGATGCTACTAATAAAGTTGGAGATCCGCTTACTATTTGATACGTTGAACCGTCTTCAATGTGAGTTTGTATGTAATTATTATCATCTTGATACGCCATAAGGATATAAACCGCCGTCACCGTCGTTTTTAAGTCTCTTACTGTTCCATCTACGGTAACTTTTGCAATAGTGCCTCCTGCGCTTGTAAGTTTTGCGTAAGCCGACACAGTACCAACAGTACCTGTATTTGACCCCGCAGCAACCCATGTACCGCCGCCAGTTTCGGTTGTTCTTCCGTTTATATCTGCATCATCGCCGCCACCAAAAGAATCGGTAATATATACCCCAGAAGGAGGCGCAGCAGGAGTATAAGTTGTATCATAGGCTTGCCTTCGCCAATTACCGGAAGCGTCATCTAATACCCATAACCTACCGTCTATTATTGCAACGTTTCCTACTGCGTCATCCAAGTCGGTAAGCGTATCCAATACCTGAATTATTCTTGTAGTGTCATCACCTGTCGGTAAGTCTGTGTAATACTCAACACCTGTGGAAATGTTTTTAACAAGCGTTCTCAGGTTTGTAGTATCAGAAGTATATGTAGGAGTAAAATTTACCCACGCACCAAGTCCTGAATTATATCTTAGTTTATCCCAATTAGCAAGTCCTGTAAAATCATATTTAACTGATGGCATTTTACGAACACTACCACCCGCATCCCATGTCAGCGTATAAGCCCCTGTTGTAGCGTTTCTTAATGAATCAATATTTATTTCACCATTAGTAGTATTGAAAGTATAGAAACTTGCGCCAAGAATACTAAATCCATTGCCACCCATTGCAATATTCACCTCATCTGTTATTGTTGGGCTGTGACTATTAACAGCAAGTACAGCATTCCATCCTGGAGTAGAACCTCCACTCCCTAATGTTATCCATTTTTTAGGATTACAAAGCCTGATATAAATAGAATCTTTAGCGTAAGAAAAAAACATAGCCCCACATGAATCAGATCGCTTGTGTAAATTAGCTGCTGTTGTATCGTAATATCTTGGAATATTAAAAGCAGAATCAACCATGAAAGAACCCTGAATCCTTTCATTCACTATCCTCTTTTGATACCCCGCAGGCTGAGCAAACGATTGAATTGAAATAACAATAAGAATAAAAAACAATATTTTTTTCATGTCGTTACTTTATAAATTATATGAATAACCTCATCGCCCATAAAAGGAAAACTTGATCCAAAAGCTACCCTTTTTCCTGTTGTTAAAAAACTCCAATTACTCCCATTTAAAGAACTCAAAGAAACAAACCCTGCGTCGTCTTTTTGTTCTCCCTGTCTTGATACTTTTAATATTTGTGCATGGTTCACCCCTACGCCTACGGTACTGCTTCCGTCATGCCCGATTACTGTTTTATATTTTAGTATGTCCATAATACAAACATTCTTTGTCCGTCCATTGTTGTTCCTGCGTCAGGTGTGATCGTTCCCGTCCCTGAGTTAAACGAATAAGGAAGCCCTAAACTTAACTGTTCTGAACCTTCCCTACAAACTTCTATAATATTTGCCGCACTTAAACCAATCCATGCGTTATCCTGAATAACCCCTCCGGCAACTACATAACTGTCACTTGTCGCATTTTCACCCGTTACAACAGGATCAATTAAAGCTGAAACCGTATAAGCTCCTGTGCTTTGTAAATTAATATCGTAAGTTGAACTTGCTCCAGCTTCGGCTGTTATTGGTATTCTTTCAATAATAAAATCACCCCTTACGCTTCTATCGCTTCCGTTGTTATCGGTATAAACAACTTCTAAATCCTGCGGTTCTCCAAAAATATCTTCGTCTAAAAAATGAAAAACAGATAAGTTACCGTCATTGTCTGAAGTCGTGGCCCCTGAGATCGTAGCGTTTAAACTTCTCATCCTTGCCCTTCTTTCTAAATGTTTTCCGCTATCCGGCGTTGTAGCCCCGATTATTTCTTGCAAGAATTCTAAAACAATATTAGTCCCACAAACTATCTCAAAAGGACTTGCATCAATGTATTTGAACACATGAACATTATTACCCTGTATGAATAGACCGTTGTTCATTCTTGAAGATATTTAAATTCAAAATCATCGTCATAATTCCTGTCCCCATTCTCAGAACTCATTTCTACAAAAACTCCTGACCACCCACAAGTTTTAAAATCCATGTTCCTAAATGAAGTTAGCATGAAATTTTTACTCTCCTGGCCACCGTGTAAAATTGACCATTTATGTATCATGCTCGGAGGGGGAATTGTAGCACTTGTTCCTAAACCTTGTATGTCTGTTTCAATTACTGTTCTTGTTTTTCTGTACTGATTCCACCATTGATAAACTATATGTTTGGCTAATTTACTATCAGTTAAAACTGTTGGGTCTTGTAAATAATTCCAAGTTTCAGTTAAAACATAGTTACTCCCGTCAAATTTCTTTAATGAACCTTTAAGAATCTTCTTTCCAGATTCACCAATAAACATTTCATGTTCTATGTTCTTTCTTGAATTACTATCTCCGGTTACTTTGCTTTGTTGACCACTTATAATTTGGTAACTACCATTAACGAACGGAATATATTTAAACTGAATATTATTATACCTTATTGCAAAATCATCTATTGGATTAACTTGGTTTGCTGCAAATAAATGAATGTAAACCTTTCCTGTTACAGGAGCCGGGGGGGCTTCAATAGAATACGTTTTAAATTCTGTATAATCTTCGCTTCCTGATGATGCACTAAAAAACCAAGCATACATATCTCTATTTACTGATATATCGTCGTTTGATAATTTCCATTCAGGGGTTTGTACATCTCCGGCAGTACTTACATTATCACCAAGAACCCAAACGCTGTTATCGTCTCCGTATAAAGCCACAAGCCCTATAAACGTTGTCGCAGGACCATCTATGTTATTATCTGTGTCTGCCGAATAATCAACCGAGAATTCAAATTTATCTTTTTCAATAATTTCTATGCCCTGACTTTTAGCATAGTTTTTTGTATCTCCTGTAGTGGTCGGAGTTAAAACTAAATACCTTTCTGTTTCGTTTCCGTTATCGTCATACCTAACCCATATTCTTAACTCAGAAGTTGGCGTTGTTTCAAAAGCTCCAAATTCATTATGAAGTGTCCAACATTCAGGATCGTAAGTTTTCAACGGTAATACATCATCATCAACCGTACCCCTTAATAAATTTACATTACAAGGAACCTCTAACGGTTGTTCAAAATTATAAATATGAGCAATAGACTTCCATCTCCTTTGGAATCTTTTAACTGCACTATCTTGAGACAACCTAAGACCCGTATATTGAACGTCTTGGTCGTGAGAAATTATTCTATCCAAATCAATATCTATATACTGATCAAACATTGGGAAAGCTCCATAAACAAACTTTGCAAACTTTAACGTAGTCGCTCCTGTTGTTATTATATCGTATTCGTCCCATCTTATAATATACCAACCATAATTAGTTCCCGAATCGTCATAGGTTATAAAGCAACCAAAAGCATCAAGTATTTTATTTATAACAGTTGCACAATCATCTCTTTCATTTACTCCGTTTTCAAACGTTAACGCATCTAACATAATGTCCCAAAAAGTATGATTGTTTGACCTGAAAACCCAAACCTCAATTGTTTCTAAAGTAAACGTTGACGTACTTACTTCTATATCTATTGACGTAGTTGGGTTTTCAACTATATCGGTTATCGTATAGCTTCCGTTGTTGCCTAATGTCGAACCAGTTATTTCAATCGTATCACCAATTTCTAAGAATCCTAATTGATCATAAGGAATCCTGAATTTATTCGTAGCAGTAACATTGAAATTAGCAGACAGTTTTCTGAACCTTGATTTCTCGTAAAGATTCATTGCTACATAAATATTATCTGCTTGCCTTATTCTATTCAAACACAAATACAAATAATCTATAATTCTAAAATGCCCTACCGGAATATCATCGTCTGATTCCCTTAGCGGAACGTCTTTAAGTGAGCCAAATCCTTCAGAGGAAAATAATCTTACAGGATTAGGAGTAGGCTGAAATGCTTCTGTATTGTCATCTAAAACCAAACTTCCTAAGAATGGTATTGTACCGGGCCCTGAATTAATTTGTAATTGTACTCTAAAATTAGCCTCATCACCATCTGAAAAAGTATCTACGTTATTTGCTAATGTAACGCCTCCCACAAAAGGTATAGGATCAGTAGAAAGAAAGCCACAAGTTAACCTCCGGCCTTTTATAACCTTTGTTTTGTCATCGTCAACATCTACTGATTCAAGTATTACAGGAGCATCTGAGCCTGTAAGAAACGGATTTATGACTTCGTCAACACCGATTGCGGGTTGGTCTAATGTAGCAATAGCAAGCGAAATTGCCTGTTCTTCAAAGTTTACAAAGTCTATAAAATAACTTACATCCATATTTTAACCCCCGAATCTTGAGTTTGATCCTGCTGCCCTTTGCCCAGATAATAAAATATTTTGCCCTGATATTTGTCCCTGAACAACCACATTTAAAGTATTATTAAAACTTCTTCCTGCAATCTGCCCACCTAAACCGAAGCCGCTTGATGTACCACCTAATGCAGCCCCAACCAACTTCCCTGCTGAACCCGCTACACCACTACCGGGAAAGATTAAATTAGTGATAGCTTTTAAAATCAACATCTGTGCAATGGCTTTTATCGTCCCTATCACTAACTGTTTAATAGCCTCGCCAAGTGCTTTGAATACTGACTTGCCTTCTAATATAGAATCAAAAACAGAATTGAACGCATTTACCAAACCGCCTCCGATTGCTTGGTTTAAAGTATTGGCGACGTCCATCATGTTTTTAAGCTGCTTTGTTGCTGCCGCTATTCCATCATTTATATTTGAAAAATCAATTTTATTAAAAGCATCAGTACCTAATTTACCAAGTATTTCAAACTGTTTCTTTAAATCTAACTTCTTATTTATTTTATCTATTGAACCCGGAGCAAGTGACGGATCGAAAGTAATTTCTAAAGGAACGCCCTTTTCTACCCCTATCCCTTTAAAGAAACCTTTCGTTAATTCTTGTAATTGAGCATCTGTTAAAGGAACAATATTCTCAGGAAGTAATTCAAATTCTACTTTCGGTAGTTTTATTTTAAGATTGCCTTTTGAAACATCTTCTAATAACTTTTTAGCAATAGGTAAAAGTTCTTTCTTACCCTTAAAGAAAGTCTCATCTAAATTTGGCAGTACGAATACTGATCCAAATTCTTTTACAAATTGTCTTGCTCTTGCAAGTACTTGGTCGGTTTCATCATTTAATTTAGTTTTATCTATTTTGAAATCGCTAAAGAAACTGAAACCCATCTCCTTCGAAATCTTTGCTGCCCTCGCTTGAAAATCAGCAGCGATCTTTTCAAACTCTGATTGTTCTTTTTTAACACCCGCTATTACAGGAGCTAAAAACTTTTGTTCTTGCGCTCCTCTTGATGGAGCTTTTTCAAATGGGAGATTAAGTTGTTGGAAAAAACTTAAATTCTTTTTTACATCTTCTATTGGTATCAATGCAGCTTTAACAGCCTTCTTTGATGCTTCTTCTAATGCGAAATTTGCAGCAGCTTTTAATAAAGTGAATTGTATATAAGCATCAGCATTTTTCCCTAACGCTTTTTCTGCTTCATCAAGATTTTTTACCAATCCTGTTGTCTTACCTATTGACTCGTTGTATTGTTTAACAACGGCATCTTTGCTTATAAATCCATCTTTAGCCAACCCAATATTTAATCTTAACTCATTTACATTAGCTATTGCCCCTGCATAAGATTTTGTTGCACCTTCTATTGCATCAGAATTTCTTACAGCAGCCTTCTCCGCTTTTATAAAACTACTGGCTAATTCTGTTATTGCATCTGAAGCCAATAACAGCAATCCACTAATGCCCAATCCTGGAATTATGTTGGCTAATTGTTTAGCACCGCTAAACGCTTTACTGAAAGCTCCGCTTGTGGCTGTCCCTGCAAGGTTAGCTTCCTTTTGTAAAGTTTTTAATTCTGCGTTTACACCCGCTAATGCAGTAGTTAATTGTTTACCAAAATCAGACTTTAATGCAGATGGACTTAAGTTTGAAAGTTGAGTCCTTAGAACCATAGCTGCTTTTTGTAATTGGGCTATTGATCCTGTGGTTAATCCATCAACAGATTTCTTGAATTTATTAACCCCTTCAATCGCCCCGCTTACATCGGCATCAATTACTATTTTTAGTTCTTCTGCCACGTTTGTGTAACTTTTCTTTTTCTGCTAAGATTTTATTAGTTAATTCAACTTTCTTCATTATCTCCGCACTTCTCTTATTAAGTTCCTCTTGTGTCATTGGCTTATCGTACTCACCAAACCACCCTTTAATAAAACTTTTATAATTAGCCCTCTTACCTGATAGTCCTGTTGCAAACGCATCAATAATAAAAGCAACATTCGCAAAATTCATTTCATCCCTTTTCCTTCTTGCCCAATAACCTTTACTCATTAAAGTAAAGTCATCCATTTCCATCTTAAACCAAACGTCAGGCATTAACCCCAGCCAACCAAAAGCGAACTCTTTTAATTCGTCAATACCGATTCTTTCAGTTGGCCGTTCTGCTCCCCCGTTTCTTCGACTTTATTAAGTTCGTTATACTTATTCAACAGATTAGCACCATAACTCGCTTCAGCACAAAACACCCATTTGAATATTTGTTCTTTGGTGATAGTTGGCTTTATGTCATTCATGGTACATTCGCAAACGTAGCCAGCATAAGTAGCACCCTGACCGAACTCAGTAAGCAAAGCCGAATCTATATTCTGCATGGTTGTTAAAAGGTCTTTGCCTGTTGCTTCTTTGTAGATTTGATAAAATCCACCTATACCTACATTCAATGTAAGTTCTTTTCCATCTAAGGAAACTTTTATTTTTTTACTCATATATTTAACTTTCGTCTGATTCGTCAGTATCTATTGATCCGCTAAATGAGAACACCGCATCAAAGGTTAATGGGTTTCCTGCATCGGCATTAGCTGTTACAGACGATACATAACCGTCACCCTTCATTAGCACAACATCACCAAGACCGATTGGAGAAACGGCTAAGTTAACCAAACGACCTTCTAACAATGTTTTGTTAACTGCGTAATCAATTGCCGCCTTTAGTGATACCTGTCCCGCAGTGGGTGTACTATTAGCAGCCCCTGAAATGTTAATTGACCCGGTTACGTTTGACGGAGTTTGAATAGTACCACATTTAGTTATCAACTCAGCAATAGAAGAAGATAACGTGCCGCTTGTAGTCGTAGCACACACCCATGTGTCCCACGTTCCACCAGTTACGGCATCCCTTGTTTGAAGTACTACATTATCGCCTAAAAACTCATTTGTTGCCATCGTTTATTTATTTAAGTTGTTTGAATAATTCTATGAGTATATCGAACTAATTTTCTATAATATTTTTTACCTCCTCCCACCTCTTCGAAATACAATGACGATTCAGGTACTACGCTTAAAATCTGCATCCCTGTTTGTGGTTGTAAATTATGAATCCCAGGAACCGACTTTAAAAGAACCTTAATCTCATTGTCTATTCTTTCTGCTACACTTCTGTCAACCGCTACGTTAAAAACCGTCACTATATCTGTGATCACTACTGCATCACTTCTGAAACTTTGCATTGTATCATCTTCGCTTTCACTTTCTGCCCTTAATTCTACATAATGAGAATGTAAATCCTCCGGTACTGACCCCTCTTTAAACACGGGGACGGAAATACTTGAATCAATTAATTCCTGCCAACTATCCATCAAAGGAGCCATTACGTTTATCATTTCGTAACAGTTTTTAAAACATTCCTTACATTTCTAAATAAGTCCCTTCTTACTGGTGCAATTTGTTTAAAGAAAAACGGATGCGGTTTAACCCCGAACTTAAAAATACTTCTCGCTATTAAATAAGCTGAATTAGCCGGAAGTCCCTTTCTCTTTACCCAATTCTTTATATTAGAAATAAATTGCAACCATGAACCGCCTGTTGGCTGACCCCTGAACTGCGAGGAATCAATGCCCGGTATCGGTGTGAATTTACTTTTCGTTCCAAATTCCATTGGAGCCGAATACTTAGAACCACTCACAACTTCAGCACTTAACTCACCTGTTTTTTTCACACTTATTTTACCCCTCAAAAAAGATGTATCAGCAGGGGCATCTACAATAGCCCTATCCCTAAAATCTTCAGCAGCAAAATGAACCTGCACCCCAATTTCTTTTTGAAGTTCAGCAGGAAGTTTTTTAAACTTATCCTGAAACTGCTTAAACCCTACAAGATTAACCTTCACCATTTATTAACCAATTAAATCTCTTTTCGTTTATTCGTTCAATACTAGTAATCGAGTATCTTTTTTGCAAGTATTTTAATTTCCAACTTGAATCTAAAACCCAATCAGGACGAAATCTTATTTTAAAAGTTTTACTCTTGTTCAATTTCGTTTGCCCGTTTGTATCTGTCCTATTTCCTGAACTCTGAACAATCTCAGCCCATAGCGGATAAGAAACATCCATCTGTTCCTTAGCATCACCCTTTGCATCTTTGGGAGCAATCCACTTTTCAACCCTTATTTGAACTTTTGGTATCATAGCCATCCATCTCTGATATACTTACTTGATATTTGTGAAACATATTTCTCAATACTTGGATCATCCCCCCTATTCTCGTACATATAAGCAATAACTCTTAACAAGTCCAACTTTAAAGCCTTAGGTAAAGTAATATAACCCGCCTCGTAAGTCATCACCATCCCTTTGTACTTCGGATAACCTAATCTTAAAAAAGCCCCTCCGTTAGTCGTATAAACAGTATCTAAAATTTCAGTACTATTTGAATCATATAAAGAAACTATACTCCTAACGGGCCCAAAAGGAATTTCCATATTCCCCGAACTATTATAAATAGTTACCCTTAAAGTTTTTGGTATCAATGAAAGTCCGGTTCCTTTTTCCATTGACTGCCTTGCACCTGGAATAATTATATCCTCAATTAAACTATCATCGAAGTCAAAATCACTCAATGAATCTGAAGTGCTTTCATCATCATCAATATATCCTTCTAATCTCAGATAGTCCTTAACCTCTTGCAAGGTCACAGGCTCATTTCCGAGATCGGATTCATCAGTTAAATTCTCAGGGTCTAAATAATAATTCATGTTTTTATAAAAAGGGTAGCCTTACGGGACTACCCCATTTTTATTCACCAAAAAACCATCTTAACTTCCACCGAATTGACCATGAATGATCGCATCAGGACGCAGAATATTCAACTCTTCAAAGCACTCAACTTTAACCGTAACAAGGTTACGTCTGAAGTTGTCGTTGTCCTCATAAGAGAATGAAACATTCAATGACTCTGTTTCTACACGTTCAACATAGTCATTATCCCAAAGCAAGAACTCACCAAAGTCTGCCCATGAAGCACCAAGTATTGGAGTACCACCAACCATAATATCACCAGTAGAACCAACTTGACCCGCCATTGGGAACGCATAACCTGAGTTAGCATTTCTACCCGCAGTCATCAAAGCAGCCCATTGCGCCCAATTCACAACACCATAAGAAGCATCATAATTGGCCGTCCTTTGGTTTGCGATCCAGAACAATATTTCTTCCGCATCGTTAGCCGGACCACCAGCAGCAACCGTTGCAGTAGCATCTGAACCCGTAGCAGCAGCAATCATTGCATCATAGATGTAATCGTTTTCTTTCTTATAGAAGTCACGGAGTAACATTCTTGGAAGAGTGTTATTCAAGAAAGGAAGATTATACATAAGTTGCTTAGAAATCAAAGCCCAACCAGCAATATATTTACTTACTACTTTCACTTCTGTGAATGCGTAGTCAATTTGAGCTTTCAATTCACCCTCAGTTTGAACACCTATTGAACCTGTTGTTCCGGTTTCACGATAAGTAACAAAGGAACCCGTAGGAGATTGTGTAGTATTCAAAATTTCCCTGAAGTTCCATTTCTGAGAAGGTACAATACCCTGTCTTGGATTGTAAGAATGTTGAACATCACCAGTAACTGCATTTGAAGATAACATGGTAGCCACTTTCAAATTCATGCTCATGTTCATGTTACGATCATTCGCCATCTTCGTTACAATACCTTCTTCTTTATTGAAGATGTTATTCTCAAGCATTCCTTTCCAACCTACTTCAAAAGTTGGGGCTTTTGATTCTCTTTTACCTTGCTCAGCGATGAAATTGTCAATGAACACTTGGTTCTTTTGAAGATTCTCATTAAGCTGATCAACGTCTTTTTTTAACTGACCAACCAATTCAACATCTTTCTTTCCTGCAACCTGATCAAGTGTTCTGTTGATTGTTTCAATGTCTAAAACAATACCTTTCATTTGCTCTTCCGTTTTCATCAGAAGGCTTTCTTCTGTAGCTTTCAACAGTCTTTGTATGTTCTGCTGTAGGCTAAATTCATTCTCGTTTGCCATTTTTTTTAATTTACGGTTTATAAAATAATTTACTACCCGGAACGAATACCGACTTACACCTGTGACAGATACAGTAATCTTTTTCTGCCATAGTGTTTTTGGTTAATCCGTGACAGGCTGGACATTCAGTTGTTGGACCGAATGCCTTGATTTCATCCGTAACAATGGCGGGCGTTTGAATAGGCGTTTCCTCTCGTAACGATGCCGGTTGTTTGGTCTGTAAATCGTTTATCATTTGAACTAATTGTCCGTTGTATAATAACAACATCTCAATAGTTTCATCTGTTGCGCTTGAATCTTTACAAAACTTTGTTATCTGTTCGCTCTTATCTTTTAAGTCCTTCATCCCTGTTAAAGGGGTCATTTCATTGGCTCCCCAAGCTGATAAAGAAGAACCTTCCCAAAGTTTTATCTGTGTAATTTCTTTCCATCCCTTCCCTTTGTTCTTTTGATATTCCTCATAAGTCTGGATCTCTTTAGACTGCATTGTTTGAAACCCTATCGAGTGTTCACTAATCAAACCACTATCAACCATCTTAATAAAGTCCTGACCTAAACCATGAGTGCCTACTTTTGATTCGTAATAAAGCCCAATAGTATCTTCTTTAAGTTCCTGAATAACTCCCAACGGCTGAGAAGGATCGTGATTGAATAAGTGTTTTATTCTGAACTTTGTTGACTTAGGACCGTTCTCGTTTATTGTTTTACTAAAAGCACCCTGAACAATAATATCGCCATCGGCATCAACATTGCCGAAGTGCGAAAAGTATCCGGTAACTATCCCCTTCTTGCCGTCAAGGTCTTTTATTACCGGAGCTATGTTGCAGTCTTTATAGGAATATATTTCTTTCATGTCTTAATTTTATAAATCAACTATTGAATAGAAAACTGTCACTTCTAAACTATTGTCAGCATCACCGCCTGTCCAGCTTGAATCGCCTTCCCCTGAAAGAACAATCGCTTTGTTAACTGCACTTGCGTCGGTTGTACTAATAATGGTCGGGTCTGTATATCCATTATTTAATACTCCTACAGGAAATTGTGTAGTTATGTATTGTCCGTATAAGTCAGCATTTGTAAGCAAAGTGGTAAGCTGAACCACGCCCGCATTTGAGTCATTCCAAAATCCTCCAGAAACAGAAAATCCTGCATCATATTTAATATCTATACCATCATCTTCGCCTATCCCCGTATAATCCACATTAGATACGGGACGATTGAAAACAGCCTTATGGTATATCAATATACTTCCTGCACCCGGCGCAGGGACTAATTCAACAGGAGTAATTGGTAATGCTTTTATTTGATCATCTGTAAGAATCGTTTTTATTTGATAAGTAGCCACTTCAGAACCACCTGCCAATCCTGGAAACATTGCCGTTATTCCTGTTTCAAAATCATCTTGTGAATTCATTGCCGTTCCATCGAAGTCAATTTCACTTATTAAAAAATCCCTTATATCTAAATCATCAACTTTAAAATTTATTCTGTTTTCATCATCCGAATAACTCCAACTAACTGCCCTTGATGTATTATGTAAAGACCTCAAAACACTTTCCACTTGTAATGAAGTGTTATCCGTATGAACGAAGTCTATAAAGTTGCCGTTAGTTCTGAATGAATAGGTCATATTGTTACTACTCGCCCCCTACGAATTTGATTCGGATAAATTACACTTGTATGTTGCCTTTTAGGTATCAAACGTCCTCTTGAATCTCTTTTAGGCTTCATCGACATTTGACACCTGCAGTTAATCGTACTTTCTGCGCTTGCTCTTGGATCGCCAGGAGAACGAAGTCTATCCCCGTTTCGTGGATCAATAAACACATCTTCAAAGTCAATAGTCGTTCCATCAAGTCCAATATGCGAAGCATGATCTTTAGGGTCAACTCCTCTTGTCCGATTATCATGTACCGCTATCCACTTCTTTTGCATTTCATAGTCGTAAGTCTGTCCGGCTGCTAACGTACCCGCATTTGAAGCCGTATTAACCTCAGTCCTTACTATTCGTGCCGCTTGCATTTCAGAGAAGCCTGAGCCTTCTAAAGCCCTCACAGTTTCATCTACTCCCCATCCGTTAGTAATGGACTTTTGTAAAACAGATAGTAAAAAATCTCTTGTGGTCCTGTTTACGTTAAAAGTTATGTTTTGAATAAGGTGATTTCTCAGGTAGTTTAAAATCCATCTTACCCACTCTGAATTAAAACCAAAAGCACCGCCTTCTTTAATGTCTATCATAAATACTTTAGCCGTTACAACATTCTCGTTAGCTGATTTAGAACCTCTACTATCCTGTTTTAGACTTCTTGTGGTCATGTTAGCGTACCTAACCCCAACCGTTGAATAAAGATTAGCAATGACAGCAGTTAGTTCTGGATTATTTAACTCATCTCTTAAAGAATGAATAGCTGCATTCACACCTCTTGATTCGACAATAGAAATAGTTTCATCAAATTTCTTCTTGATGGTCTTGTGAACCTTCGGGTAAAAAAGTGATTCGTATTTCTTATTTACATTCATTCTGTCTCTTTAGCATCAATATAAACTGATCCCTTAACCTTAAAATAGTTCTCCTTTTCTCAGGACAAAAATTCTTTGGCATAGGAAACTCCAGCTTTGCCATTTTGGTTAGCTCTTGCTCCGTTATTATTCGCTTGGCCGTTATCGGCTCCATTTCCTGTACCATTGTCTGCGTTTAATGCGTTATCAACTTCGTTTGCCTGTAAATCAGATAATGGGTATCTCCCCTGTAATACCATTACCTCGTCAGCTTCTGGTTCTGGTCTTGCCTCCATATTTATTCTTTCCCTTTCCTCATTAGGTGTGATCATCATTATCCTACTCGTAGCATCTATTATCTCAGAAGCGTTAGGCATTAACTCAGGGAAGCAATCAGTCTCGAAATCAACGTAAATATTTACGTCTTTAAAGCCCCAATCGGTCTGAGTTTTCCAATTAAAAGCTGCCCTTCTTGAAACCAGTAAAGGCATTACCGCACCAAGAATCAAAGCCTTCTGAGCCTCTATAACATTGTTATAAGTCTTTTGAGTAAGTCCTAAAAGTTCAGGCGGGACATCGTAAGCATTGCAGAACATTATAGCATCCCATTTTTCAGAGTCTATTATTCCCAACTCAACAGGAGAGTTACCTAAATGAACCGAACCCGTTTTAAGTCCACTCACAGCTATTTTACCTCTATTTGCTGCCCCTGCATATTCGTCTTGGAACTTTGCCCTCAAAGCTCTTGCTTGTGCCGCTTTGGCTTCGTGGTCAGTTATGGAAGGATCGTCAATAAAGATTATTTCCTCAATGCCTCCGTTTTTAAACTTAGCTGTACTCGCTTCTTTAGCTGAATTGTTCCTATCTAAGTTTTTAAGAAACGCCCTCAACGGAGCGAACCCGTAAAGCTCCTGCCCTGAAATATCAGAGTTTGGATTTACATACCTTTCGTGTAAGACCTCTTCTTTGGTGAAAAACTGGTTAAAAGTGGTTAATTCATAGGATGCTGTCTTTATTGGGAATCCAGCTCCTTTAATGTTTACTAAGTGAGCAGGTAAGCACCAAAGTTCATTTGGCACACCTTCATTGGCTCCTGCTTTTAAAGGAATACCCCATTCGTAGTAGTCCCCAACTAAAAGTTTATATAGAAATAGTTTCCTTTGATGATCTGCGAATGTATATTCTGAGTTTGCGTATTTAAGTAAGTCTTTAAGTTTTCCGGCCTTTGTATCGAACTTACTCAACGGTTCAACTGCTTCAGCTTTCAACTCTTTAGCCTTTTTAATGTCTTTGAAGCTAACGTGCTTTTGGAGCATTAGCCTTTGGGATTCTTTTAGTTTAACTTCGTCAACAACTTTATAAAGCCCCCACTCAGGTAGGACCGCTTTATTAAGAATCTTATTTATAACAGAATAAACAATATCGTTTTTATTATACCCTTCAGTTATGTAGATTGATTTATTGTCTACCGGGTTAACAATTTTCCCGTCTGTTCCTACTTTGTACCTGATAGCATGATGAATAGCCGGATCGCTGATAAATTTAAGCTCGTTAATTTGATTAACTAACTTCTGACCAAGTATCCATTTCTGAAGTAAATTCATGCTACACTTATTACAAATTTTGGTACTGCCAACTTGGTGAATACTCCATACCTTAAAGCATCCATTGCGTGATCGTTAAACTTAACTGGTTCATCCTTATCCTTGTCCTTAACAGGCCTTCCGTTAACATCGCTTTTCCACTTATAACTCTTTATCTCTTTCAAAATATTAGAACTTCTTTTTGTTATGTAAAGCGGTAAAGACTTTACTTTTCTTATCCCTTCCGTCACATCTTTATCGGCTTCTTTTGCGTTATACTTCGCCCTTCTTATTTCTTCTATCGTCTTTGGCTCAGCAGAATCGCAAAATATCTCCGTCCTCCTGTCTATTCCTAACGTCTTGTAAAATTCAATCAGATCCCCAGTCGTTAGCTTTGTTTGATACATGATTTCATCAACATAAATCGCTTCCTCATAAAATTCTATCTCAACTAAAGCACTTGGAACATTATATCCAAAATCCTGACCGTAAAACCTTTCACCCTTCCCAGGTAACTCATCACACAACTTCCAATGAGTGTAAATAGTTTCTGTCGAAATACCTCTCAACCCTAATCCGTACACCCGCCAATGGTTCTCGTCTGCGTCCTGTAATCTTTCTATTTCCTCAACAAGCTCCTTTTCTAAAAAAGGATTGTCCCTGTATGTGGTAATAAAAAAATCAGCATCATTTCTTGTTTCCAGTTTGTCATAAATCCAATGGTATTCATCTGAAGGATTGTAATCAATTATTATCTTATCTGTGGTCCTCACATTAAGCTGAAAGAAATCTTCATAGCTTAATTCATTTGCCTCATTGATAAAAACTAAATTCCTTTTCCTTCCCCTTATCTTCTGCGGCTGATCTACTGATATAAACTCAACCAAATTTCCAAAGAGCAAATAAGTCATCTCAGACTTGTTATGAAACTCCTCACTATACCATTCTTCGTCACTAATTATCTTTAAGAAATCCCTATACGCTGAACCCTTTAAAGCAGGAAGTGTTTTTCTGACTATCGTTATTATCCACCCTGCATTTTTATTATCACAACACCACTCACATAATACCTGGAGGATTGAATAAGTTTTACCGCTTCTCGTTCCTCCCTGATTTATAGTGATCCGTTTCTTAGAACTTTTGTTATCGTAATAAGAAGTGCATTGTTTCCAATAATCACTTCTTCTCGATTCCATCAAACCAACTTGGCTTTCCAACTTCAAGTTTTCCACTATGTTCAGTTTCAATTTTATCTTTCCAACCCATGTTCTTTAAAGCGAATATTGCCCCTGCTACATTATTTCCGGCAAGAGCTTCTTCATATCCTGATTCAACAAATAGCCTCATCCTTTTTATCATGTAAGAAAATTCGCCTCTTGCTTCATAGTCATAAAACGATTGACGAGACTCAAAACCAAGTGAATACGCTAATCCTGTTATGCTTGGTCGTTTACCTTTATCCTCACATTCAGCAAAATACTTTTCCGCTTCAATTTGAATGTCTGAAACGTTATCGTAAAGAGCTGGCCTACCTACTAAACTCATAATCTTTCCATTTAGTCCATAAATGACAATGCCCCACTATTGTAGTGAGGCGTTATAAAACCCTACGGATACCCGATTTGGTTAAATTTCATTAATTGCCAATAAGGATATTAAGTCCTTATGGATTATAAAGTAAATATATTCTTTATTCTAATTTGTGTAAAGTTATCCACATTTAGAGTCAAGCGTCAGAATCGAACTGACTAAGTTGGTTTTGCAGACCAACACCCATCCATTGAGAATGCTTGACTAAAAAAAGCCCAACTATTGAAATAGCCGGACTTTACCAATTTTACTTATTAAAACAAACCAATGTTTATAAAAATGAATCCCAATGTAGAGGGACATCGGGGGATCGGTTGACTGAGCGGGTTGCTGTGAAATATTGCCGCAAACCCATTCTCTTATCACAAAAG